TGACAGGTGCTTTTAAATTACTTCCAGTAGCAGCATTATATTTTCTACGACCTTTTGCTGTTAGACCACCTTTCTTTGATTTTTCACCTCTACCAACAGATAAACTTACAGATTTACGTTTTTTTCTCATTATTTTCCTACCTTTGCTTGAGCTAACTTATGAGCTTTACTAAAAGTCATACCTTCTCGCATTTTACGTTTCATATAATTCATATGTGCATCAGTATGATGCTTAGAATGTTTTTCTAATAAATCTTTTTGTTTAGGAGTTAGTTTCATTTTTTCTTCTTTTTCTTCTTCTTTGAACGTAATTTTTTAAAATCAGCAGCAGTGATTTTATCTCTAGGAGGTGCAACAGCAGCCAGTTTTCTTTGTTTTGAAGAATAAGAACCTTTTGGCATGATTTTTCCTAGATAACTCCATGTTACCGCTTTCCTTAAGATTTTACACTTATTTCTTTTTCTTTTTTGTCTTAGTTTTCTTTTTCTTACCTTTTTTGACACTTGCGATGTAACCTTGACATCTTGCCATTGCGTGAGATTTAGCCATTTTTAACTTTTTTTACGTTTTTTACGTCTATGTTGATATGTTATCTTCTTACTGCTTGTTTTTTCACGTTTAAATCTAGCTTTTTCACTTGCTGACATCTCCCCTACTGTCTTAGGTGTCTTACTTGATACACGTTTACTGGGTCTACAGGCTGGATAGCCTCTTTTTTCTCCTTTTGAACGACCACAAGGTTTACCAGTTTTAACATCAACCCAATTCTCCTTGAACCAACGTGTTAAACCACCTTTGGCTCTAGGATTTGTACTACTTTTTCTTTTTTGTGGCACGTTTTTTCTCCACTCGATAAGTACCTCCACGTTTTTTGTACTCTCGTACAAGCCACGCATTTGCATATGCAGAAGGATAAACAGCGAATTT